TCATGACTTTGCTTGAAGTCCATTCGCGATCCTATCAATCAGATCGCACACATCGTCAGCTGTGTTCGCAACAAAAATCAGATTGGCATCCAGCGTACCAGGCAGCGGTTCAACCCAGTTCAGTGCATGAAAGTGTGCACGGGTAAAGCCGCAGTCGCGCCAGAAGCCGTCCATGAAGTTGAAACCCTGCACCCAGCCGTAATAGAAGCCGGCGCCCCACTCATCCAATGCCTCGATCTGGGCCATCTGGTTGAGCAGGCCGCCGAGCTTCGAACCGCGCCACTCCTTGGCAACTTCCGTTCCGCCCAGATATACAACGTCGCCGGTAATGCGCCGGCCAACGCGCGGCTGCTTGTCACTCAGCACAACCTTGCCGCCTTCCGCGTCCGGGTAGCAGCGATGAAAATACTTGCGCCAGAAATCGGTCAGCGTCATCGGATAGGCCATTCTGTCGAAACGGGCGCACACCCGCCCGACCATCCGGTCTTCCTCGTCCACCAGCGCCAGCCAGAATGCCTGTGAAGGCGTATAGGTGTTGAGACTGGGGGTGAAATGCCCCTCCAGCCGCTTCAGGCCGCTGGCCGCTGCCATGGCCTCGACAACATCGAAATCCGACCCGCGGCGCAGCATCAGCCCCAGGTGTTGAAACTCCCTGTCTATAACGCCCCAGGCACGTTTCAGCTGTGCCTTGTCCAACTCGAAATCCAGTTTATGCATGGATGTCCCGTCTGATGTTGCCCTTCATCCGCATCCTGCAAAGAGCGGCCGCGTCAAACGCGGCGATCGCCTTGTTTGCCAATAGATTAAATAGGCACCGATTTTCCCTGCTTGGCAGCACGTTAAGTTGTCTGCCAAGGCGGTCAAACAAGAAAAAATATCAAGGTTAAAACTTGCGGGTACCGGTTTGAAAGAACGGGAGTTTTCAACCGGAGATTCACAACCTTGGACAAGGCATGGAAAGGACACGCCTAGTACCACTGGGACGAACGACCACCTCGCATATGGAAAAGAACATTGCACCGAGATGCAGACACATTGCATTCGCTGCCAGAAGATGACGATTGTCAGTTGTGATCTGTTCCAGGACGAAAGGTCGGTTATGGATCTGCCGAAGCGCCGGCGCTTTCGCTGCACTAGGTGCGGCGGGGCGCGGGTGGAACCCGACCGAATTATCCGTCAAAGGATCATCGCAGCAGCTGGTATGGGCTTGAAAAGCGGAAATGATTCGGTCTGCCAAACAGAACTTTACTCAGATTAGCCTGAGGACATTAGCAGTTTTCACAAGGTTTTTGTGCCAAACTTGTTGATGACCACTATATATAGGTGACCGGACTGATTTTAACTGCATGTTAGTAATTGCCTCGTGCGACGGGGGCCAATGATCAGGAGCACCACCTCCGTAAATCATCGGCCCGCCTTTATGGCCCACAGGCTGGCGAACTCAAATTGCGGAGCCCTTCGAATGCTTGCCGTCGGAGCTTCGTCGTAGGCCAAATCACTATGGGAAAGTTCCCACCGCTTCACCATTGTCCGTGTAAACGTGCAATGCAAGACCAACGGCAGAAATTTCTACACATTTCGTGAAACAGGCATCTTCGCGCGTGGAACACCCCATGAAGCGAAGCGACCGTCCCCGCTTCCCTTCCACATGCTTGTCATAGGCCGACAGGTCGGTCAGCAGGCAGTGCGTTGCCGATCGATCGATCTTGATCACCTGCTTGTTGCCAAGGCCGCGCAGCACGCTTGTCTCCAGCGCCTGTCTCAGCGTTGTCGACCAGCTGCCCTCAAGTAATTCGCCATGGCGCGCCGATCTACTATTTTGGTTGGCACCACGCGTCAACTTATCGGGACAGACAAATAAATCCTATTGGTGCCAGACATGCTTAGGCATGCTTCAGGCAATTGGATTGGCCGTTCTCGATGCCCTGAACACGTCACCAGCAGCGGCCTCGTCAATCACCGAGGGTACTAATGAACAGGCGGACACGAGGGGCTATTTGCTGTCATGCCAGGTCGAACAGGAACTTGCAGGCGCACGGAAGGTCATTGATGCCGAGTTGTCCCAACCAAAATAGTAGACCGCCACGCAGGCAACTTCACTAGATATGCTAGCAACGAGCCTATGGGATTATTGATCGTCACGCCCTGTTATTGCGGGACGTAGAACATCAACCCAAAACCAACCGAAGCCGACTGCAAGAAGTAAACCTACAGCCATTAGAGCCATCGCGTGAATATAGCCCCAAACAAACAGCTGAAAATAAAGAAGCAATAGACCAGAGCTTCCAATTGCGAGCGAAACGATTGCAATCAATACTTTCCGCATAATGACTATCCTTAATTTTTCAATCCGGTAATTCTGAAAGACGCGACACGGATAATAGAATCTCGTTCAACGCCCCGGCCAATCTGGGCTGGGTTCTAGATAAACGGCGTGAAGATGATGTAAAGGTGTTTCACAGCTTCAGCACGTTTGCTCACTGTTGCCTGCCGCTTCGCATCACCGAACGAACCGCGCGACGCCGCACGCGATCTCAATGCTCACGGCGCAGGAATTGCGCTTTACCGCAATTTCTTCAGCAATTTCAAAGGAAGATAAATGGTGGGTGAGTGGGGGCTCGAACCCCAGACCCGCTGATTAAGAGTTATTATTGGTTCTTTGTTTTTCAGCTACTTATGAGAAGTAAATAAACAAGTCCTACGCGATTTTGATAGTCCACATGAACTCTACGGCGAGTCTTATGGATTGCCTCGCCGCTCCCTGTCAAGACGCTCCAGGGCCTGCCGCGTGCGGCCTACCTCCTGAATTAAATACTTCATGTCGGATCGGATCTCGGTTAGCTCGGTACTCAACGGCCGGAGATCCCGCTGGATCTCTTTCACGTCCGAAGCGTTTTCCGTGATCCGTCGATCATGGTTCGACAGCCCGGCCTCGAGCCGCCCCCAACCGGCAGCCAGGCCGGCAACCATTGTCGCCAGCACGATGACGTTGCCCATCGATACTCCGGGCTGGATCCACTTGTGTCTTGCTTCAGCCATCAGGGGCACCCCAGGCGTTGATAGTTTGCATCGTTTGCGGCAACGCGCTCCAGGCCAGGTCGGTCGGCCTGCGCCAAGGCGACAGTGCCGGCCGGACTAAGGGCGTTCGCCCGGAAGCCCGCGCAGTTGCTGACATGCTTCGACGGGCAGCCCCCGAGAGCGAAGGTAGCCGGCACAAAGATCATGATCAGAAAGGCCCTTGAGCCGGGTTTCATCCTGGACGCGTGCGCGCTCAGCTTCTGTAGCACCTTCCGCCAGTTCCGTTTCATATGTCGCATAGCCGGCCCTCCAGCGCGTTTCCCCGTAGATCCATATGCCTGACAGCACGACCAGGCAGAACAGCGCGCCCAAGGCGTATTTGTTGCCCAGGACGCGCTTGGCGATTTCATAGGCGGCAATCATGCCGGCACCCGGTCACGCTCGAGCCGGTAGATGAAATAGACCCCGCCGGCGACAAGGCACCCGGCAACCGCCCATGCAACGGGTCCGGAGCCGGTCGCGATGGTGACAAGGCTGGCACCGAACGTCCCCAGCAGCTTGAGCCACTTGGGATCCTTGGCGACTTCCTCGACAACGGCAATCGTGCCCTTGTCTTCCTCCAGGGCTTTGCCGGGTGCTTCGGCCTTCGGCGCGGGGATCGGCACGGGTTTGGTCCGCACGGCGTTCATGGCCAGCATCACGCCCCGGTCGATCACACCGTAATCGTCCGTTTGCACGCCGAGCTTTTCGCCCATGATGCGCCGCGTCCAGCCAGTTCCAAAGGTTGACCAGTGCTTGAGGCCCCGGACGAACTTGTACCGCCGCTCGCACAGCTGGCGGACAACGGTATCGGCCGAAAGATCACCGAGGGCTGCCAGGGTTACGTTGCCGATCCAGCCGTCCGGCTTGACACCCAGGACGCGCTGCAGATCCTTGATCGCCCGTTTCGGCCCGGAGTTCACCCCGTAGTCGAACGCGGCATAATCGACGCCGGCAGGCAGCTGGTCGGCCGCGACGGCCTGCCAGTATTGCTCCCGGTAGATCGCGCGGACTTCCGCCTCGGTGATGTGTTTGACGCTTTGCTTGGAAAGGTTCATGCGCCGGCGATAGCCGTCATAGGTGCGCTGGATCACGCCCCTGTTCGTGGCACCGCCCGGGTCTTTCGGATGATTAACATAACCGCCCTCATGGACGAGCACTCAGGACAGGCATTCCTCGAAATTCACCGCCGTCATAATCGCGATCTCCGGTTGCCGGATTGGTTTCTGATCGCGATTATCGACGGTGCAGCGTGGGGTTAACTGAAGCTGATATTTGGGAACTGTGAAATTCCCGGCATTCAACCTATATTTTAGCTGTTTTTTCGACTTATAAGAACTGCGCGTAAAACTTAGAATTGTCTTCGGATCATCGATCTGCAGGCAAATCAGTTAATCAACCCAGGTCTACATCAATTATTGACGAATGCTCTTTGACCGTGCTTCGTTCGACAATTGTTTAGGGAAATCGATAGGCAAAAAATGCATCAATCTGCGTTTAACCACATGCAAAATTGCATCAATTCAAACTTAGCGCGAAACAAGCATTACGATATAATTGAAGTCGGTTCGCGAATGGTAGATGGGCAAAAACTCTCCCACCGTGAAATTCTTCAAAACTTTGACCACTCTTATACAGGTTTGGACGTTGAAGCAGGTCCAAATGTGGACGTTGTTTTGGTACAACCCTACAGTATTCCGATTAAAACATCATCTGCCGATGTCATTGTTTGCGGGCAGGTTTTTGAACACGTTCCGTTCTTCTGGGTATCCTTTCTCGAGATGGCTCGAATGCTCAGGCAAAACGGTTACATCTTCTTGTCCGTCCCTTCCAGGGGTCACGTGCATGCTAGCAAGCAAGAATTCGATTGCTGGCGCTTTTACCCAGACAGCATGAGAGCCCTCGCAGCATTTGCAGGACTGTCTTTGATAGATGTCCATACTGATTTTCCACCCAAAATCCCAGGGTCACGAGCATACGATTACACTCGAGTTGCGGAAGACCGCTATTGGGGCGATACCGTCGCGGTATTTCGGAGGGAAGCTCCACTGACAATCAAGCAGCGAGTTTTTACAGCTGCACTGACTTGGTGGAGCAACCGTCAGGCCCCTAACCTTGCAGAGTTAATTGAACAGAGGATCAGGACCGGAAAATAGCTAGCAACGAGACCTCGATTAACAATGAAATTTGATCTCTTGAACGAGCGTTTTTACAAGAAAGACCAAAATCTTGCTCGTAAACTCGCATTTCAATTCAACCAGACCATTAAGTACGGACAAGAGGTATTGGCACCGCATACCCGTTCTTAAGTAGCTGAGACAGCGGCATAGCTACCGACGACAAACCATCCAGACCCGGTTGAAACTGCGACGCAGGGTTGACCGGCCCGGCCATTTGTACACCAGACATTTGCCCCCGCGCCTGCATCTGCTGCTGCTGGAAGTGTTGCAACTGAATAGACCGGTAACTTTACGGGCTGGCGGAAATCAAATCTGTTTTCGTTATGCTCAAAACCGACGTTCGGTAGCTCTAGACCAGAAGTGTGCGCTCCATAAGAGTATCTGAAGATACCTGTATCATAACGAAATCCAGCCGCCTTTCCGCTCGATCTATCCAAAAGGTAAGCGAATGGTCTAAAGCTTTCAGTAATACGACCTCCATACTCACTTGCAGGTCCATCGTCATAAACATGATCGAGACAGCGCATTCCAGACGGAAAAGGAATAGAGGTGTCTCCTCGCCCCCACAAAGCTTGCATCAGCTCTCGCCCATAGGCATCAGAAGCGCGCAAATTTTGCTTATTATGTACCCAGCTCTGATTGAGCCCACCGACAATATCATTAACCCAAACCACACCAGTCTTCGCTTGGTCAGTGGCAATGTGACCATAAGTAACATTGGTGTAATCGTTGACGTTGATATCGTCACCGGAAGTGTCCTGCCAAGACAATAAGGTTGATGGATAATCACCGCTCTCGATCCACGTAATGCCACTAAAATGAACTTGATCACAGTCGCGAAGACGAACTCGAAACGCAGCAGATGAAGAGACCCGCATCGTTCCGAAGTTGATGTTTCTTACCTGACCACGTCCCGTTGTCGTGGACCCGGCATTTGATGCCCAACCGTCGATATCGACAGCGGCCGGTGAGAAGTCCGGCTCGGCCTCCATGTTATTCCGGGTCAGAGCGGCACCGAAGCCGGTCGGGTCGACCATCCGGCGTCCGGATTGATGCGCCACGTAGATAGCGCAGCGGCCGGTGAAACGCCCGTCGCTGTCGCCGGAAGCCCCGCGCTCATCCGGGACGAGACCGGTTGCCTCATCGTAGTAATCACCTCCCGGGTGCAGCGGGCCGTATTCTGTGAACCCCGAGAAGCCTCCCCAGGAGAGGAAATTGTGATGGCTCCAGCCGTCGCCCCCCGCGAATGTCTCGCCGGACGCCCCTTTCGGCAGCGCAGCGCCATCGGGGTCGAGAAGCTCAGGCAGGTTCAAGGCCCGTGTGTATTCCTGCAGCAACCGGGTTTTGCGGAAGTGGCCAATAATGCCGAAATTGACCGTGTTGAAGCCGGGACGCCCCGTGCGGAGAACCCCGATATCGATATTGTCCCCAAGATTTGTATGACTGAGATCGGTATAGTCGCAGTTCAACCAGAGTAGCCAATCCTGGAAACCTATGCCGTCTGCATGGATTTCGATGGCGGCCGACATCGGATCGTCTTTCAGGTCCGCCCCGGACGCCCGGTGTTTACGCCGGGTCAAAATGCGCTTGGCGAATGTACCGGCTGCAATGACCCGGCTCATCGGTTGAAAATCGCGGGCAAAATAATCCGCCCGACCGTAACCGTAGCCTCGACCCTGACCGACGACCTTTTGCCCTGTCGTCTTGAACAGCAGCGGCTCTGTCGTGACAAAGTCACCTTTTGTCAGCTCGCACTGCACCCCTCCGGCGATCATTGCTTTCAAGGCGGCCGAGCTGTCATTGACGCCTGTCGGATCAGGATTGCCCGGAGCATCGAGGATGCAATACGTGTCCGTGGCACGCTGTTTCATCGTGCGCGTCGTACCCGAAGGCCAGACCGCAACCGAAGCCCCGACACCTTCTGCCGCCGCCGCAGAAGCGGCGGCCTCAACCGCCGCCTGCGCAGCGATGGCAGCATTTTCCTGGGCACCTGCAATATCATCCACATCGCCGCCGTCGCCCCAGTTCCCGTCGGCGGTTCGCTTCAAGAAGTGCCCCCCTGGAACATCAGCAACCTGCCCACCCGCACTCACTGACGGCACCAACAGTGCGCGTCCCAGATCTCGGCGGATTTCTTGCAGGGTGAAGGCGATCTCGGCATGGACACGAGCGAGCGCCTCCATGTTGAGACCGGTGCCTTTGGACAGAGAAATGCTGCGCTCATGGACCCGCGCGCCGAGCACCCGGAATTCCTTCGTGTCCGGATGCACCGCGTCAAATTGAATTGTGAAATAGTCCGCTGTATCCGGCCCCTTGATCACTGTGACGTCCGCCGTCAGCTGCCAGAAGTCTTCGCCGATATCGCGGATTTCCACAACGACGTCGAGAGGATAGATGATCTTGAAAGTGAACGGCCCGAACGTGTCATCGACACCGTTAAAGGCCATAGCGTTAGAAATACGCGCGCTTCGCTCTACGGGATAGGCAGTGGTCATGGTCCGGCTCCAGATTGACCGGACCATGATGGCGGGCGGACAGACAGGTTAAGTGCGGATCAGGACCCGGGCCGGGTCACGTCGAGATCCGGAGCGCGCTCCGGTAGCAGGTTGCCTGGCGACCACCAGGTATCTGTTCCGAGATCGGCGGCATAGCGGCCGCGCCGGCGAAAAGCCTTCTCGGCTTCCGGATCGGTCAGCCGGCGCATGCTGTCCATCAGCACTCGATCATAGGCCAGGCGCCAGAACCACAGCGAGCGGCCGGGCGCGTTCTTGGCAACGAACCGCCGCGTTTCCTCGGCAACGTTCGTCGTGTCGCCTGTCGCGAACTGGGCGGCGTTGCCGAAGGTCAGATCAATGAAATCGGTGCCGAAATCAGCCACCGGCCCGCCAATGGTCGCGCCGATCCCGCCGCCGAAGCGGTTGAGATCACCAAGCAGGAAGTCGCCAACGATGCCGAAGCCGCCGCCCTGCATGAAGGCCTGGCCGGCAAAGGCAAGCGGATTGCCGTCCCTGCCCATGATCGGCCGCGGATCCCGCCCGGATTGAATATCCTTCAACCAGAGCGAAACCGCACCGCCGAGCGCCGTCGTCAGGCTGACAGCAGCGGCAAACCGCGCGCCGGCAGCGCGGGACGCACCGAATTCCCGATAAGCCCGGGAACCATAGAGAAGCGCATAGGTCACCGCGAAGCTCTTGAACATGCCGGCAGAACGGATGATCTCACCCCAGAGCGTACCGGGCTGCGACCCTGCCCGGGTGAAGGACCGGCCGCGCAGGGTGCCGCTCGGCACCGCATATTCGGTTTCCTGCAGGATCATCTCCAGGACACGCTCGGCAAGACCCTCGTCAACGGCGGCGATCTCCTGCGGCCGCAGGAAAGTTGCCCCATCGCGCTCATGCAGCACCGAACTGCGGATCCTGTCCCAATCCTCGGCCGTGAAGCCCCAGCGTTCGAGCGACTTCGCAGTAGCCCGCTCGAGCGTGTTTTTCTTGGCGTTTTTCAGCTCGGCCAGGCTCTTGCCGGCACGATCCGCCAGCATTCCCTGGAAGGAGAGCCCGAAGGAATGCCGCCCGGCCTGCGTCCAGGCCGTCAGCCCCTGCCAGGCCAGCACCCGGTCGGGCAGCACCTGGCTCCATTCCGGACCGGACAGCGTCCCGAGATAGCGCGCCTCAGTGCCAAGGACATGCATGGCCGAGTCCAGGATCAGGCCGCCACGCACGGCTTCCATGCGGCTGGATTTCCTGATCTGGCCGGCAAGGCCGTGCAGGGTAGACAACGCCGGAATGCCGACAAAGCGCCGGGAAATGGCCTGGTAGATCGGATCTGTCGGCAGAGCGGACAAGATGGCCGATCCCAGAATGGACGAGGTCAACCAATTGCGCGTGATCGAAAAGCCGGCCGCCAGCTGCGTGTCCACCGCCACTTCCGCATTGCCCCGGTAGGCTTCCCACATGTTCTCGATTGTGCGGATCTTGCCGCGCGACCGGCTGTCCGCGCGGGCACGTGATCCGGCGAAAGGCACCATATCTCCGGCTTTCTTTTCCTGACCCGCCTTTTCAATCCGCTGTTTCAGGAACGTCAGCATCGCATTCGGGTTTGGCCCCAGACGCTCGACGGCCGCGATGTCACGGGCCATCAGATTGATGTGGTTCATCATCGACGCGAACGGATTGCCTTGGCCGAAATCGCGCTGGTAGGCCAGCCAGTCATTTGAAGACTTGAATACCAGGAACCGATGCTCTGCATGTTGCGAGGCAATCGCACCGCGTCCGAACGTCGTCTGGCTCGGCTCGCGGGACGCCCAGCCGTTGGTGACGATATCTCCCCAGATCCGGTCCAGGATCCCGTCAAGTTCTTCTTCCAGGATCTCGTCACCGGTCACCGGATGGCGCATGCGGGCAAGGTCAATCCGAGGACGGATCGCATCTTTCCATGTTTGCTTGCCAGCGTTCAACAGCGCCTTCGGATCGTGCGACTGCGGCAAGCCCCAGCCTTCCAGCTTGCCGATATCGCCGCCCGCCTTGTTGAAACGCACACGCAGACCGTCCGCGACGTCCGCCCAGGCCTGCGCCAGTGCCTTGGCGGCCGGATCCCCGGTACTCTCACCGAAAGCCTCGCGCACGACATTATCAAGATCAGCGCGGTTCGGCGTTCGGCCGGTCAGGGCGGTGCGCTCGAATTTCTGCAGCAACTCGGTTAGCTCGGCATGGGCCTGGCCGACGATGGCCTTGCGCAGACCTTCCATGGACTGGAACGGCGCGCTGCCATAATGCTCCAGCAGGGCGATAGTTCCCTCGGCCAGGTCTGCCTCACCTTTGGCTGTGCGGTAGGTCAACGTATCCTTCACCGCCTTTTTCTGTGCCAGGGCCTGCAGCAGAAGCCGGCGCTTTTTCAGCGCGGCATCGGCCGCCATCCGGCGCGCGGTCGCTGCCTGGGCGTCCATGGCGGCCGTCGCGGTTCCCTTCTGGGCCGCCTTGCGGCGATAGCCTTCATAGATGTTGCGCAGCCAGGCCGCTTCGCGTTCGGAGATCTCGCCCTGGTCAAGGGCGGAAGTCAGGCAGTTGTCGATGCTCATGAGAGTTTGCAGGCCTTTACGAGATCAGAAAGATAGTTGCCCCGGTTGGCTTCCTCCAGGGCTTCGGCGACCGTCCGCGTTTCGGCCGTCACCCGGCCGTCCTCCTGGACGAACAGCATGTCGGCAAGCTCATCTTCGGGATCCAGCTGGGTCTCCAGCGCTGCGACCTGGTCGGCGGCTTCCGGGCTGTCGGGCTCGAAGGGATCGGGTTTGACCGGGCGAGACGGCACCGCCGGTGCGGCCGCCTGTCCGGGGGCCGCCGGTGCAACGGATCCGTCAGGCGATCCCTGAAGGCCGGAGCGCGCAACCGCCCTGCCCGCTTCCAGGCGGCCGCCGGCGCGGGCATCGGCTGTCCGCTGCACGCTATTGAAGGTCCTGCGAGCCTCACGCAACTTCTTGCGGGCGCGCTTGAGCTGTTTCTCAGGACCAATCCTGAATTCACGCTCAGCGCGCTCCAGAGCGCCCTTGCCGACGGTTTCGATGATGCTGGCACGCTCGGCTTCAAGATCCGCCCGCCGCTTTGCCGGTATCTCTGTCTTGAGTTCCTCCTCGACTGCCCGCATGCGCGCGGCTGTTTCCGGATCGATGCGCTCAAGTGTGTCAGCGGCCGTGCGTGCGCTTAAAGGCCCTTCCAGGTCAGCGACGGCTTTTTGCGCGGCTTCCAGTTCAGCCCGGGCGCTGCCCAGCTCACTCGCCAGGCGGGGATCTGCAGCCAGCTCCTGTTCACGCAGGAACCTGGCAAAGTCCTCCGGATCGCCGGCGTCGAGTGTTTCGGCGAAACGGTTGGCCCGCTCCAGCATCCGTCCGAAATCAGCACTCATGTCGTCGCCGAGCTCGGCGCGTATCGCGCGCATGACGGCGCGGTTGTCGTCATAGACATCGACTGCAGCCCGCGTTGCCGGCGGCAGGCTGTCACGAACAGGAAGAAGGTCGTCCACGATCTTTTCAGGATCCGGTTTCGGCAACTGAGCGTCCACGCGCCGACGCCAGCTGCGCTTGATCGCGCCCGGTGTCTCGATGGCACCGCGCAGCGTGCCGCCAACAATGCCGCCGAGCGCCGTCGCCATGCCGATGTTCTTCAGGCCTTCGGCCAGGCCGTGCGGCAGGCCGGCGTCTTCGCGCCACTTTTGCACGAAAGGCTGCACGGCTGTCTCCGTCGCCCCGGCGACAAGCGCCTCACGCCAGGTCGTTGCCAGAACCTTGCCGGCGACCGTGCGGGCACCACCGGCCCCAAGGCCAAGCGGCAGCGTCAGCAGCGTGACGGGATCCTGCAGCGCGCCGCCGATGCCGCCGGCGACGCCGGCACCGAAACCGGCCCAGTCCTCGCGGGTGGAGGACAGAAGCTCATAATGCTCGGCCGATTGCCTGGCTTTTTCCCTGGCGGCCTTTTCGATGCCGTCCAGGCGGAACGGCGACAGGAGATCGGCCTTATCCGGATGCTGCTCAATGATCTCGCCAACGCGCTTTTCCTAGAGCTTGAAGGGATCACCACGCACGGGATCCCGGTGCATCGGCGTCGATTGTGTGTCCAGGCGCGGATTTTCCAGCTCGATGCCGGTTGCCTCCCGAATGCTCTTGACCGCCTCGTCAAAGGCTTCGGTCTCTGTCAGCAGACGGGCGTTGAAATTGTCGACATAAAGCGCGGTCTCACGTGCCGCTCCGGCAATTGCCGAAAGGCTCGCCTCCCCCTCGTAAACACTTGCATCAGCTGGATCGATCGTCCGGAAAAGGCTCATCAGAAACCACCCCCGCCGGCACCGAAGTTGGGAGACAGGCGCTGGCGCTGCAGCTCGGCCAGGCGAGCAAGATCAAGCTCCCAGAAACCACCGGCAGGATCCGCGACAAATTCCATCCGGCCGCCGCGTTCCTTGCCAATCCGGTAGGCACCGGGAGCGACGGCGAAAAGCACGCCATCCCTGATATCGTCGGCCGTGACCTTTACCCCGAATTCGCCGAGGGGCGACAGCGGCGCGCTGATAGCCTCAAGGTCCTGTTCGCTCATGCCTTCCAGCAGATCTTCGACATTTTCCGCCGTCATGCCCGGCGGCAACAGGACAGTACGACCGTTGATCTCAGCAAAGCCGCCACGCTGGCCGTCCGGCGAGAACACCGCCCCGGCCGCTTCGTTGAGGGCGCGCCGGTAGATCTCTTCCGCTTCCGGACTGTCCGGAGCAACGCCGGCGACTTCCGCCTGGCGACGGGCAATGGACATCGCGCTTTCTTCGACACGGCTACTGTCTTCAGGATGCAGCTGCGACAGCGCGCCGCCCAGCACCTCGGATGTGACGGCCTGCCGCTGTTTCTTCACCGGGTTCGGCGGCCGCTTGCCATCCACCCCAGGCTGGTTTCCAAGAAGCGCGTCCTGGGCCGCACGCGGGTTGCCCCCCAGCGCCAGCACAACGCCGGCCCATTCGGCTTCCGGTGCGGCCTCGCGCAGCTCGCGCAGCATGTCGACCGAGGCAGCGCCCCCGGCTTCCACTATACCCGCGATCAGCCCAAGACTTGTATCCGGTTCGGTGCGGATCAGCTCGGCGATCTCGACCTTCTCTGTCCCGGTGAAATATTTCGGTGCAACGCCGAAGCGTTCGGCAACCGCATGCGCCGTATCGACCCGGCCTTTCACCGCCGAAATCGCCCCGCCGGTCTGCATGGCATCGAGGAGCCCGGGCACCAACGGCACCGCGCCATAGCGTTCGGCGAGAGCCAACGGATCGGTTTCAAGAGCTTTTTCCTGGCGGGCGATCAGGTCGCGGGCAAAGGTAAGATCCTCCCGGTTCACGCTCCCGTCCGGACCTTTCAGGATCTCGGCCAGGTTCTGGCGCACGACACCAGGTGGATTGGTACGCAAATGGCGCGCGACATTCAGCCGGCGCAACGCCGACTGGCCGATGGCTTCCGCTTCCGGAGAAACACCAAGGCCGCGCTCGAAACGGGCGTACTCGGCTTCGGAGATCGATGCCCCGTCCACGATCCGCAACGCGAACTCATCGCCCTGCCGGCGCAGATTGTCGCTTGCCTGGCGCTCGGCCGTGGTCCTGTCCTTCGACAGCTTTTCCAATCCGCCATCGATGCGGGCCCAGCTTTCCCGGTCAACATTCTCCAGCTTACCTTCGGAGTAATCCTTGGCGATCTGCTGGCGCATTTCAACGATTTCATCGGAAGACTTGCCGTCCGCCTGGCCGAGATAAAAGGCAACGGACGTATCGCGCATCGAACTCGCCTTGTAGCGGTCCGCCTCGGCCTGCGTCAGGATCCCCCGAGACACAGCATTGTCGTAATGCTCATCAATGGAACCCTGAATGGAGAACAGATCATCGGCATCGGCTTCCGATCCTGCATTCTGGCCGGCCAGGAAGCGAGCCTTTTCCTCTTCAAGGGTATCGATCCGGCCAAGGAATTCCTCCCGGTCCTTTTGCTCCTGGCGGATCTTTGCCGCCTCGCGGGAGCGCTCAAGCATGTTGAGCGATTTCTTGTCATAGACAGCCGAGTAATCGCCTGCGATCTCATCAAAGACGTGATCCTGCAGATGCGCCGTCTTCAGCTCGCCAAGGGCTTTCTGCAGCATGGCTGGATCTTCGGAATAGGCGTCATAAACTGCTGCCATATCCTGCTGCATGGTGACGTCGAGCTGCTGGAGATAGGTGCGCGTGCCGGCAACATCATAGGCGCGTCCCCGGATCGTCGCGCTACCCGTGGGCCGGAATGTGCCGGGCGCGCCGGCGCGCACTGGAACGGCCTCACCAATGGGCGTCACGCGCATCGGCCCGTCCCGGGCAGCGTCATCGATGGCGATGCCGGACAGACCCTTGGCATAGGCCAGACGGCTCGTATAGCCGTGCCCTGCCGTGGGGTTGGCACGCGTGTAGCCGGCCGGGCGCTCGAAATGCATGAAGGCGGCCACGGCCTCGTCAAGGTTCGTTGCCGCACGCAGGGCGTTACCGGCATAGCTTTCGCTGGTTGCCAGTTCGTGCATCACGAAATCAAGCTGCGCTTCCAGGCTGTCCCAGCTCCGGCCGGAGCTGGCCGCATAGCGCTTGCCGTTCACCAGGCGGTCTCCCCGGTGCTGAAAGGCACCATGAGCCGTGCCGTTGTCGCCGACAGCCTTCAGGTTGAAGCCGCTTTCCTGCATGCCGTGGCCGGCAATTGCCGCCGCCTGGTGCGGCTGCAGGCCGTGCTTCTGGATCAGATAGTCGCGCGCGGCCGCTGCCGTTTCGTTGCTGTCCTTTTCGCCGACGACGATGCCGCGTGCAGCGGATCCGCCAGTGATCATTCCAGCCTGGGGAGCGCCGGCCAGTGCTGCACGGATCCCGGCGCGCTCGCCCTCGATGGCGGCCTGCCGGTCCGCCATCTGCCCGAATTGTCCGGCCAGGCGCGCGAAGCCGGCCGCCACCCGGCGCTCCATGTCACCACCTTCCCGGGAGACCGCCAGGAGCCCGTCAGCCTTGGTTCCCTGCGGCCGAAACTGCCTGTATCCGACTTGTTGACGCTGCCGATTTGACATGAATTACCCCCTTGCGAAAACGTCTGCGCCGAAGGAAAGCCCCTGGATCAGCGCTTGCTGCCGTGCGCTTTTCCGGGCACGGCGGCCGCTCAGCTTGTATTGCGACGTGCGTTCGTCCAGCCGGTTCAGCCGGGTTTCCTCGGTTGCGTTCTCGCTGGTCAATTCCCGGTCTGCATCCCGGAAGGCTTCCTTGCGGGCAACGGCCGGCGTGCCGAAGCTCAGATCCACTCCCGAAGCGGCAAAGGCCGTTTCCTGTTCGGAGACGGCTTCAACCAGATCCCGCTTCAGGCTGGTGCGCCGCTCAATGGCTTGCAGGGTTTCCAGCGGCTTTTCGGCCTGGGCGTCTTCCGCCTTGGCCTCAAACACGTCCGCGTCGTGTTCGCCCGCGTCAATGGTCGCCATCATGCCGAGCAACGTCGCACCACCTTGCAGCAGGGTAGAAAAGAGCGAGCCGCCGCTGAAAGCCCCACCGGCAGTGCCGGCCGCGACCCCAGCTCCTGTTCCTACAGCCGTTCCAACGCCAGCAGCCGTGCCGGCCGCCGCTGCGGTTCCGGCCGCTGCTGCGGTTCCGGCCGCTGCCGTGCCTGCGCTGCCAAGCCCTAAAAGTGCAAACGGTAACTGCATTAGAGTCTTGCCTCCGGTGTATAGTCCAGCACCCTCAGCATTCCCGGCCGGGTCTGCGTGATGACCACTGTCGGACCCATGACGTGGCCCGGGATCGCGGTGCGGCGAACTTTTTTGCGCTTTGCCGGCATCGGCTTCGACATGTCATCGCCGGCATCGAGCAAGGCGATGTCCCGAGGAGATGCCCCGTTCGCGCCAATGGCGATGCTTTCGGTGTTGAGCACGTTGGCAACAACGGAGTGGATCCGCCCGGGCCGGTGCAGGATTTCTTCGTTTGGCAGCACCTTGAACAGCGGCAATCCCTCATAGAAGGGGGGCTGCCAGAGACCGGCCGTTACATTGTCGTAAGGGTCGCCGAGGTCTATCGCCCCGCCTGTCACGGTGTAAGGTCCCAGAATGTAGCCGTCAGCGCGTGCCCAGACTTCCTTGCCTTCCCAGAGATCAAGACCCGAAAATTGCCCGGCCAGATCCGTTGACCCGCGCACAGCCCCCTGAAACAGGTTGAGATCCTGTTCCTCCATGATTTCATGGGTCACGATCCCGGCACGGTCGATTGTCAGCCAGACCTGGTTCTGTCCATCGACCGAGGACCCGACCACCTTCCCGGCAAGAGCAGCAACCCATTCGCAGAATGCAACAATCTCTTGGTTCTTGATGATGACGGCCAGGACCAAGCGACCGAAGGCATCGCGCAACCACAACCGCCCGGCATCATTGTGACGCACTTTTTTCTGAAGCGCGCCACCTTCAACGTCCCTGATTAGGTGCGAGGCAAGCAGACTTTCCGGCTCTGCCCCGAACCGCGTTGCCACGTCGTCATAGACCATGGAATAGAGCGCCTGGCCGACGTCGAAGTTTTCCGGCTCGTCATCGCTGCGCCGACCGGATGAGACAAAAAACACCCGACCTTCCATTTCGAAAGGCGGTATCTGCGGATGGATGCCATGGGTCGAGGTGCGCACCCAGTTGACCGGCTCATCCGCCTTGATAACGCGATTTGAGACGAACCATTCGGCCTGGTCAGTGAAGCCGAGCAGATAAATGCCCTCATAAACGAACCGCACCCGCTCGGAAGTTTCCGTACGCAAGGCTTCCAGGCGGGCCGCGCTGTCGCCGGAGGCCTCGATGTTCAGATCGAAATATTCGCCGACCCGGGACATGGCGACAGCGCCACCGCGCGCCTTAGGTCCGTGGTAGATCGCCCGATCTTGAAAAAGATCCATACCCTCAAACCAGCCACGTTCATCGCTCACCAGCGGTTCGCCATGGGTTTCACCGATCTCGCGGTGATAGGACAGCACCGAGGCATCGGCCGTGTTGAGGATCCGCGCATTGAGCGAATATTCCGCGCCGGAGAGATCACCACCAAAGGTGACCCGCATCAGCCGGTACCGGGTCTGGCCCTTGCTGCCCTCATCAGACACAGTCAGATCGTCGCTAAGGCTCGGCAGGTCGCGCAGCTCAGTCTGCAGGGCCGTGGCAAATGCCGCCCATCCGCTGGTTAGATCGGTGATTTCGATACTGTTGATGAACTCGCCATCCACATCCACATCGATGACGATGGTGCTGACGCCTTCCGACCAGCGAATACCGATCTCCCAAACATCATCGTCCTTGGCATAAACACCGCCGAGATCGACATCCGGTAGCTTGTCATACGGCCAGAGATCCACGGTCCACACTGTGTCATCAGCCGGATCGCGAAACAGCCGGATCGTTTCCAGGTCCTGGTGAAACACCCCGAACGTATTCGCCTCCCCGTAGAATTTCAGCTCGGGTAGAAGATCCACCGTGATTGCGGCAATTGCCTTGGTCGCGACTTTCACCCGGTCATTACGGAAGATATCGACCTGTCCGGGCGAGAAAATCAGCGTATAGGACAGAGTCGGCGTCACTTTCAGAACGCCATGTTTCACCGTCGCGGATGCCGCCTCCTGGATGAGAGCCGTGCCCGGTAAAAGCCGAAAGCCGGACTGCGGGACCGGCTCGACATTCTTCATTTTCTTGGCTGCGGAATACCACTGTTTCAGCGTCACCTTGCCTTCAAGGTCCGGGCTGAATTCACCGGCGTTGCAGGAGCTTTTGAGCGTGCCCGGCTGGCTGGTCATCTAGAAGCCTCCGTGCCAGGGACCGGAGCACCGGCCCGTGTCGCCCCCATGCGCGCGGCTCAGCGGCTCGGCGTCGGCGATGGAAGATCCAAGCGGTGAGGACGCCCGGTCCTGAGACATGAGACGACCAAATTTACCGCCGCTCCCCTCTTGAGAAGGCGTGCCGAAGGCCTCGCGATGCTTCTCGACCTTCAGGTCCATACTCTGCAGGATTGGCACCGCCAGATAGCCGGCAAGCGCCGTCACGAAGGCATCGCGCCATCCTGCATCCCAGCTCGCGGGCTCCAACTCGACCTTGCAACGCGCCCATACCGTGGTTTCGTTGCAAAGGATCAGGTTGCCTTCACGGTCGAAGCTGCGCAGCGGATCCGGGCTGTCGCCGGCACGCCTGAGGATTTTGAGAGGCTCGCCGATACGGTCACCCGGCAGGGAATGCGCGTAGGCCCAGCCAGTTTCGGGCGGTTCCGTCAGCCGCTCCAGTTTCCGGGTACGGCGAAAATCTTTCCAGTCATGCAGGGAAACGCAGCGATCAATCGCGCGCTGCCAGCTCTGATTGACGGCGTCGGCCAGGTCCGGATCGTCGTCCTGGGTAAAGGTTGTGAAATGGCCGATTTCGGAAAGCGCCATGTTCACGATTGCGGCCTTGTCTATGATCATTTCACACCCCGGAAGAAAATACGGCCGGGCCTGTCATTCGGCCCGGCCGGTCAGGATCAGGCCGCAGCGGGCGTCAGATCAGCTGTTTCAACGTCGTCACCGACAGCCGCCACAGTCACCCGGGCAATGACAAGCTCGGGAGTGCCGTCGGCATCCGCGATGGCTTCGATGATGTCACCAACGCGAAGCGTGTTGACGCTGTCGTTGAAATAGGCGGCCGTCAGCATTTCGGCCTTGGTGTGGTTGGTCGCGTACTTGTACCAGCTGATATAGCCGTTGGCGGTATGCGTTTCCTTGTAGCGCTGCAGCGCCAGGGGACGATGTGCCATGGTGAAGTCTCCGGTTTGGCAAGTTGGTTCTCCCCATCACGGGGAAGAAAGGAGGCCGGGCGACCGGCCCCCAGATGGCTTATACCGACGTTATGCCGGGCGGGTGGCCGCGTTGATCGCCTTGAAGCGAAGACGCTTTACCTGTTCCGGCAGGATGCCGATGGCAGCGCCATCGAGACCGGCTTTCAGCAGGAAGGGCGATCCTTCCAGTCCCTGCATCTTGGTCACCTCGACGGTGTCCTGGAACCAGTCCATCTGCGCGCCCATGGCTTCCTTGGTCCACATGAACGTGTCGAGGTAACCGGCCGCATTGAACGGCAGATGACCGGCGCCCGTGCCGAACTTGCCCGTGCCGTACTGGAAATATTCATCCGGCAGGGTGAAGATATGGACGCCGTGCCGGGTGACCTTGCGCACGTTGTCCATCTTGGCGAAGGGCAGATCCTTGTCGCCGACGTAATCCGCGTTCGCGAATTCCTTGTACATTTCCAGCTGGTCCATCCAGACGCCCGGGATCGGCCAGTAGAGTTGCTCATCGGCACCGGTGCCCTGGATCCGGGTCGCGGCGGTACGGAAATCCAGAAGATCGATGATTGCAGACCCGTCGCCAATCGTCTCGACCGTCGTCGCGCCGAGCGTCAGGTACGAGGAGCCGCTTTCACAGAACACCGCCAGGGCATCGAGTTTCAGGAAGTCCTTCTTTTTGTTGATGGACTTGGAGAATTCATTGGCGACCTTTGCCTGTTCCTTCGGCCCCTGCTTGCGCAGATCCCGGGACTTGACATAGGTCGCGGCCTCATATTCGTCCGTCGTGATCGGGACGGTATCCATGGTCGCCTGGGAGGTCTTAACGTTCTGGATAGCACCGGAAACCTTGACGACTTCGATTGCGCCGCTGATCACCGGGAAACGAACCACGCCGGCCGCCTGACTGGCATCGCCGGTTTCCATGGTTTCGTCGAGATAAGCGCCCTTGACCTTGTTGCGCTCACGGACCCGGACAGTCAGCAGGTCCTCATACCACTTGTAAGATGTATCGGCCATTTTTCGCCCTACCATTCGAGTGACTAGAAAGGTTCACCGGAGGGCCGATTAGCCGGAACGCGGCAGGTCCGGTGAAGGATAGCCGCCGCGTGGTCCAGGTCGCTCCCAAGCCAGTTGCGAAATTCTGGCAGGAGCCAGGAGACGTTAAGTGGGGTTCTAGGCGTGATAGGCCTGAAGGTCGGCCTTGTACTGGTCGTAACTCTTTGGATCGAAGTCCCTATGACTGGGATTGTTCTTCGGCTCGGCCCCGCGTGCCAGGAGCGCGGCATGCGCATCCTGGGAGGCAGAACCACCATGCCCAGCCTGCGGACCAGGCCCACCGCCGATCTTGTTGCGCATCGCTTCGAAGAAGGCATGGCCGAGCGCGCTATCGCCAAGCTCCACCTTGACGTGCTCGGCCATATCCTTGGAGATGCCGCTCTTTTCATCGCCAGCAAGCAGGTCCAGCCAGCCGAAATTTTCGTTCATCCGCCTTTCGCGGGCGTGCTGTTGCTGCTGGGGCGACAGGTGCTTCGCATGATCCGGCGTCAGCGCCGCCCGCTCCGCCTCGACATCAAGAGGTTCTTCCAGAAGCCCGGCATCTTGCGCGGCCGTGTAGAGTTCCGTTGTGAGCGTCTGAAACGTGTCCACCGGCAGGCGCAGTTCCTTTGCTTTCTCGGACACCTTGCCGAACAGCGGATCATTGGCAAGCGCGCCGAGATGCGGCCGCAGTGTTTCAGGAACGTTTTCCTCATTGAACGTCGCATAGGCCGTGTGATCTTCCGGCACATTGGCGTCCCGGTCGCGATAGCCGTCCAGCGCCTTTTTCATGTTGTCGATGGTGCCCTGGTCGTTCTCGCCAAGATAGTGCTCGGCGAGACCCTCCGGGCGGTAAAGCTGGATCGCATCGCCGCCTGCAGCGGGATCTGCAGCACCGCCAGCAGCAGGATCTGCAGCACCGCCGGCCGCCGGATCGGCACCGCCACCGGCTGCGGGATCCACAACATCGCCGCCGCCGGCAGCACCGGAACCTTCGCCCGTGTCGAAACGCAGGAGATCCAGGTATTTGAACCTGTCCATGTTCTTAGTCCTCTTCTTCCAGGAGCTTTTGGCCGCGTACGACTTCGGCCAGGATGACGGCCGCAAAACCGTCAATGCCTTCTTTCTGTTTCACCTGCAGCGCCACCGCCTCGCAGCTTGTAGCCTGCGTGGTAAAATGCTGCCGAAGCGAGATATCCATCAACCATTCGAAGACGGCACGCCCGCCGGGGTAGAGCAGCAGCTTTGCCAGTGTCCGGGCGACTTCGTCCGGAGCTTGAAGCCGGTCGCGGGGAACGACCGGTTCCATGAGCTTTTCGATCCCGACGAAGCCAGGACCGGCGACCTGGTCGAGCATCATGTCCAGGGGCTGCGCCAGGCGCTTGCCGAATTGCGGTCCGCCGCTCATGCTGCCTGCGCCTGTTGCTGCGCCTGCTAGGCAATCATATCGGGTGCTTTTTCCGCCATCCGCTGGCCAAACAGCTCGATGACCTGCGCCATTTTGCGGTTCTCGATTTTCTTCTCTATGTCGGCGCGCTGCTGTTCGTCGGGGATCAGTTCCTTGTCGATTTGCAGGCCGCTCGCGACCCGATCCATGATTTCATCCAGGTTGGCGTAAAGCTCGACCCGTTCGGGACCAGCGATAGCGCCGACGAACTCGATGTAATTGGCGATGGAAGCCAGACGGTCCGCGTTGAGCGCGGCCGCCATCGGCGACTGCACTTCAATCGTGTGCAGAAGCTGGTCAAGCTGCATCGGCACCTGGCTCATGACGCCGAAGCCGTGCAGGATCTCGATGGAACGCGGCACGATGACAGGCATGATCTCGCGCACCAGGCGGCCGAAAGCGCCGATATGGATATCGGCTTTCTGCCGGAGCCGCGCCGTGATCTCGCTGGCGGCCCTGGGCGTGCCCTGGTAGTCGGGCAACCGCGTGTCCAGCATCGCTTCGCGGATCTGGTCCTGGTAATTGCCGATCAGCATACGGGCCACGTCCTGGCGGCCGGTCGCCGTGTCCAGGCGCTGCACGTCAGGACCCAGCATGCCACCGGTCGATTGCATGGACCACATTTCGCCAGGCGCGATCCGGACCGTATCCGGGTTGAAGGTGCCGCCGGCGCGATAGCCCCAAATGCCGAGCATCTGAATGGCCGCCGCTTTCAGGGCGATTTCCTGCGCCTTGTTGACCGTGCGGATCGACGGCAACGCCGTCAGCACGACGACGCGGCCGTAGGCTTCTCCAGGCACGCGATAGTACCGCGGTACGGCGATTGGCTGCGTGCGATAGGCCTCGTGATCGATAAGGCTGTCTTCGCCCTCGACATAGGCGACAAAATGCCAGCCATATTGCCAGCCGCGCGGATCCCTGAAGAAATCCTGGACAACTGTCAGTTTCGTGTTCGGCGTGTTCCGGTGCTTGTCGATGAAGCTTTTCTCAAACTTGCCGTGTTGGAATTGCTCGCGGACCTGGTCATAGGTCATCTGCTGTTTCCAGGAGACAAGCAGCGGCTGGCCGACATGATCGACGGTTATTGCCACCTGATCGAAGGGGATCGCGGCGAACATCAGCGGCCGGTCAGGTGTCCCCTTCAACGGCAATATCGCCCCAGTCCCAACAGACAGATCGATGCAGGTTTCGTGGATAGCCGTATCGAAATCCCCGGCCAGGAAGAACGGGTGCAAAAGCTTCGATTGCCGCTCCAGAACCCGGTTGTAAGATTTGGTTTCTTCCTTGCGGAGGGCGGCGGCCGTCACCGGCCCGGCCTGAATGGAAAATGTCGGCTGTCCCGACGGGAAAAGATCGCGCTGCAGATTGCCGGCAAAATGCATGGCGCTGGTTGGCGCTGTCATGTCATAGAGATGATCCAGCTGCAGGGCGACCGATCCGGAACCACCCGGTCGACGCATTGGCACAGCCCATCGATAGGCCTCATCATAAAGTGCCGTCCAGCCACCCCGGTCGTTCCAGGCCTCTTTCGAGCGCTGCTGGAGGCGGGAAAGCGGCATCCCGAATGGCGCACTCATGTAGCGTCACCCAGTGTCTGGCCGGCATCCTCAAACAGACGCCGGCCTTTCGGAGCTTTCCGACGTGTCGAGGCACTCGCTTGCCGATCCGCCTCGCTCTCCTGCTGGAGCTGGCGTTCCTGGGCAATCCTGTTTGCTTCCCGGCTCCTGCGGGCGTCTTCCGTCGCCGTCCCCGTGTTGCCCTTCTTGCCGCCACCGATCAAGGGTGCCATCTTGCATTCTCCCGCTAAAAAGCCATTTTCCGGGCGTGTCGGGATCCGGCACGAAGCCGGTCAGCCGCGCCATTCTCTCCCCGGGCTTGTGCCCCGGGCGGACGCGGGCCGACACGATACGGTTAGTGTTGGCGACCCGGTTCAAGGTTAAGTGCGCGATCCGCATGATGCGGCGCATGTGCGGCCGGGCCTTCGGATCGACGGCAAAACAGCACTCGTATTCATCGCTCCCCAGGGGAAAGAGGTAGCCGACGCACAAAAGGTCATTGCCAGCGTAGATCGCGGCCGACTCGGCATCCGAGCGCATCCGGATGATGACCTTGCGGGCATACCTGGTCGGTGGCGCCAACGTAAGGCAATCGTCGTAGGAAGTCGGGCAGACATACTGCAGGGCGTCATGCGGGTGCGAGTACATGTTTTTCTTGACCGCCAGAACGTCTGTTTCGCCGGCGCTTGCCTGTTTCGTCAGCTTGTAGTGGGCCGCGAAACCGCCAATGATCATGTCATTGCCCGGGTCGATCTGCATGCGCTCGGTGTTGCCGTCAATCGGCGCACCGAGATACCAGCGCACCGCGTCATGGCGGATCGAGGGTTCATTGGACGGGGCCGGCATGATGTTGAGCGTTAGCGCCCGGGCGACCGTTTCCATGAAGCTCAGTTCATTGTTTTGCCTGTCAGCCCCCCAGAAGGCAGACGGATCCGCCCAGGCTTCGCTGATCGGGAAGCCTGCGAAATCCTTCAGCAGGACTTCGAGGATCATTTCCGAGAACCTGGCCGCCCCGGTACCGGGCTGCGCGCAGATCTCCCGCAGGATCAGCAGCTGACCATTGGGCAGAAACTGCACGATGACGGCGGCCGGGCAGCCACCGGCATCGAGGCCGATGGCGATCGGTAGGGCCTGACGCGGGGAAAGCGGCCCGCTCGCACGGTGCCGTCGCAGGTTGAATTCGGTATAAACCGGTTTGCCGTCAAGAGCATAGCCGAACTGACTATGGACCAGACGCTGCGTGTCGTATTCGGTCTGGGTTGCCAGCTCCAGCTCATAGGAGGAGCGCGGCTTGCCGACCCGGTTTTCTGCCTCAGCGGTCAGGCCGCCAGGTTGCCAGAAGAAGTTGAAGCCGGGTTTCTTTTCCTTGATGTGATAACGGTAGACCCAATTGCCGAGATCCGGCGGATTGCAGTCGCACCAGACCATGCGCGGCAGGATGATTTCACCAGGGTCCCAGGTCAGCCCCATCAGCTCAAAAGCCCGCTGCCCGTCCTTCGAAACCCGCTCGAGCTCGGATGGCGCGATCATGTCGACCGATGGATATCTGCCGGTACGCTGCAGCATCAGCGACGGCACACGCTCGTTCAGCATGTCGCACTCGTTCAGCCAGGCGGCCGAAACCTGGTAGCCCTTGATGAATTTTTCTATGTTCTCATCGCCAATGGCACCGGTCTGCATTTCGAAATCAATCTTGACCTCACCAACACCAGGCCGGCGCGCCGCCCATTGCAGCCGATGCTTTACCGGACGATCCTGGCCGCCCTCGTAATGCACCGTAAACGGGTGATTTTTGGGAAACGCGTCATGCCAGCTATCCAGCGCCGTTCGCGCGAAATCGCGGTAAGTGTCGCGGATGCAGGCAATACGCACGCGCACCCAGCCGTCCTTGCAGACCGGCAGATATTCCGCCGCCAGCTTCGGCCCCTTGTACACCGACGCCACGGTTTTCCCGGAGCCCGCCGGCCCCATGATCGTGTCAATCGGACCGAGCGAATTGAGGAATGAAGCCCCTACCGGCCCCGGCGGCTTGTAGCGCTGAAAATCAATCGCGGGTTTATCACCCATTCCCGGCTCCCTGTACCCGCGCCGCGCACCCCGCACCCGCGTTCCCGAGCCTTAGGATGGCCCCGCCACAAACCGCTTCAGTGCTCGGGAGGGTCGGACAGAACAGAAATGGCCGTGTGTGTGAGGCGGCACCCCCCCCCGGGGAGGGGTGCGGATTTGAGTTTTGAAGGCCGGGATCTGGGCGGCTCGACCAGGACCGAGGCCCCCCCCCCCCATGATCGCGACCAGGCTGGCGGTTCCGGCGACCAAAAAGGCCGGAGCTGGAAACTGCCTTGACCTGCACCACTGATTTCCAATCAGTTGCTCAGCACGTAAAACGTTAGTTAATTCAATGACTTGGTGTTTTCGTGAGACTTCGCTCAGCCAGTCTTACGGCACCCGAAAATCTAAGTATCTGATTTGTCTGGGTTTTCCCGAACCGTGCCGGTAATCGACATCATGCCGTCATCGCCGCCCTGCCCGGCCGCAAACCCGCCGTTGTCGATGACCAGGTAATGCAGGTTCTCTGTCCGCTGGACTTCCTCGGTCGGCCGCTTGCTTTCGAAGTACGGCATCAGCTCGACGTTCGCCTTGCGGATCAGCTCGAGCGCCTCGGCAGGCGTGCAGCTCGCCTCGACCAGCTCACCCGCGCGCGGCCCGGCCTTGACCGTGTACGGCTGCGACAGTTCGCTGGCCAGCTTGTGCGGATCAGCGTTCGCCAGGTCTGCCAGGTTCAGGCCCGGGTGCCGGTACCCCATTCGCAGCAGCGTATCCCTGAAGAGCTGATTTCTCTTATTTCTGGAGCCTTTAGGCCTCCCGCGCCCTTGAGCTTTCTCGAAAGTCTCCGCGACATGCGCGACCGGGCCGGAGAACAACGACGGTTCGTCCTCGAACAGATCAGAAGGCGGTTCGGCCTCCTCCGGCTGGCTCTGCCGGGCCAGGTCATCCAGGGCAGTCTGGGCAACGGCGGCCTGGTCGCCGATCTTGGCGGATTTCTCCGGCTCCGGCTCCAGATCCGCGCGCCGGTGTGCCCCTGGAATAGTCTCATTCCGGTCTTCGTCAGCCATCGCTGATTTGATCCCCATTTGTTTATTCGTTTAGAACTCGGACGACTGAAATAGGCGTTTCCAACCGCAACCTAACCGAGAAAATTCAATGAAATCAGGAATATAAATCTACGGGTTAGAAGTTAGATGGTTAGATCTTCCTGCATGTATGCGCGCGCGTGTACGAAACACTTACCTTACCGGTCCAACCGGCTAACCACATTCCCTACCTCATTGTTTTGATTTATATTTTCAGGTTAGAAGCCATTCCAACCGCTTCTAACCAGTTCTAACCGTCACCGACCCAGGCGGACCAATTGGCGGCAAATCACAGCCTCACACGCTCCCCCTGTCATTAAGTGTTCGCGCCGCACTGCCTCCCCACACGGAAAGGCAGAAGGCCTGCGATCCGCAGGTCTTCGCCGCACTTAGCCTAACCGGCGCGGACCCCGCTTAGAGCCAACCGGGCGCGGGAAAAGACATTAAGTGCGGTGGCCAAATTCCAAGGGATTTGCTGGCCGGGAAAGAGGGCGCGGGTGCACGAGGTCAAAAATAAATTCTGTTTTTCAACGAATTAGAAAAACCACCTGAGCGCTCGTTAACTTGTCATTGATAACAACTTTAAATTGATATAGGGTAACTTTCCTTTACGTAATAAGGGGGATTTAGTTATGAAATACATCAAATTATCAAGTGCCGCGATCATATTTTCACTTCTATCTACAACAGCAGTGCTTGCCCAAGGCGCTGGTGTCTGCAATAGAGCAGCTGAGGAGATTGCTACAAAAGTAAACGAAGACGCAAATAGCTGGGTCGACTCGATTGATCCGTCGTTACCGCAAGATGAGAAAGACGCACTAACACTGCTTTTCAATCGAAACAGAGAGAGGGCTCTCGCTGCAGTTGAGACTCAAAAACAAGCTTGCACTGCGGAATTCAAGCCCCTTCAAGACATGATGGATTCAGTCGTTGCGGTTTACACTGGCGGCTTGTCCACAATCCTGGCCACAAGAATGACGCATGTGGACGTCTCCGAACTTCTCGCCGGATACCCACTAGGGGGACCAAACGCGCTCGTCCCCAAGTTCCGGGAAGACATCCTTAGGGGCGACAGCGGAACAATTGCAAACATTGCGAGAGATCCCTGGAAGTGCCTCACTTTTCAAAGGAAGTGCTAGAGGAGGCTAAAATGAGAGTAGTACATATCGCCTGCTTAGCAGGATTGCTGTGTTTATTTTCACCAAGTCTAGCCAGCGCTCAAGGTGCAGGTGTTTGCGATAGGCAAGCAAATCAAATCGGCATGGGGATTGCCCGAGACACTGCTTTTCGGATAGCCAACGTGCAAAGTTTGAACCTTCCACCAGACGAAATACATGCACTGATTCTTCTTCACCTGAGAGCACGGGATCGAGCATTTCGAGCAGTAGAGCAAATGAGGTTTCAATGCACGCAAAGATATGTCCCAATGCAGCAAATGGCGAATGTGGTCGTTTCAATTTACACTGCAGGGCTCTCTGAGTTTCTCCCACCTCAATTCACATATGTGGATGTCTCCGAAATCATGAATGGAAGGCCGTTAGGGGGACCGACAGCAGTCGTCCCAAAAGCCAGGGACGACGTTTTGGATAGTGTTGGCATTGGCGGAGATGCCAAGAAAATAATACAAGATCCAAAACAAATTCTTCCTTGGAATTGGTGAGCGCAGAAGGAAGCCTCCCTGAGGAGGCTCGGTACAACGAAGGACCAAAAAGCCCTGGTCAGTCAGGGCCTTTTGCCTCTACCAGCGTTGCGTTCCCTTCAAATTCCCACTTACGCTAACTTTGCGACGGAGCGCCCTCTGCGCGCCTACCTAGACGGATATCGGCTGAAGGACTGGCCCGAGCATTCAAAGCCGGGCCTGGCCGCCAAGCGGTGACCGGGCTGACGTCCTCGTTTCTGTCACGATTGCCTTTGCGAAGGAAAACTGCCGCCGCATTCAGGTGCATTGTCTGAAGTGCCAGCAAATGACCGTTATCGACTTTGACCGGTTTCGGGACAGCGAAACTATCCCCGACCTTCCTACACACCATCGCTTCAGGTGCAGCCGCTGCGGCGCGTCTCCTGTGTCGAAAAGCGGCCGGACTATCCGATACTCAGCGGGTCGTCCGAGTGGTATGGATTGACGAACCGAAAGGAACTGGACGAGCACCAAGCTACTTCCGAATGTAGCCCCGCTCCGTCAAGCAGCCATCAAACATCAGATTGGCAAGCGTCGAATGTTCGCAAGAAGTCCGGGACGTGGACCCAAGCGCGGCCTCGGCCGCCTTGCCGGATCGGTCGACTATTTGCGTCAATGATATCTCCACCCCGTACGTTTGTAACAATGTCAAACGAGAATCTCGATTGGAACAAATATCTGCCATTCGAAATTTCAGAGAGTTAGCGCCGACAACGCTCTTGCAGCGAATACGCTGTATGCAAAACGACAATGAAGAGTACTCATTCCGCTTTAGCAGTTTTTTTGCCGAAAATTGCAGATCCAGTCGAACCCGCCGTCTCCGCCAAAGCCTCCCAGAGAGAGTTCTCCAACTTAATTTTCTCAATATCAACCGTCGTCTGCCCCTTCTTCAAGATAAAATTTCTCTCCGTGCCCAATAGAGAAGAAATAGACCTAGAAATTCCATCTTGATCAACGGTGGCAAGACTTATTAATACAGCGATCTCTCTAGATTCTACATTTGTCAGCTCATTTTGCAGATACTTAATTTCACTTAGACTATTTCTATACAACCCCAGAAAGAAATATGCGAAAATCTCCACAACTACAACGAAAGAAAATTTCGAAACATGCAAAAATACATCTCTTGATGTTATCGTGTTTATCGTATCTGAATTAGGAGATTTCAATAAATCTCTAAGTTCAAATACAAAATAACCAAGAAAAAACATTCCTATAACAGCAATCATAATTCCAATAGTCAAATTTAAATTTCCTTGACGAGAAATTCTCCTCACTTCGCCCCCTAACCTTCTCTTGAATTCGTCAAATAAACTCGCCACGTAGTCTTTAATAGCGAAATCATTCTTTATCTCATATTCCTGCCAAAACATTTTTTTCAGTTGATCAAAAGAACCACTTACAACTTCATCTTTAGACTTATCAATAAAATAGTCCAAGTTCGAAACATCTATTTGATTTAATCTTGTGGAAATTCTCTCTATTTCATTACTCAAATAATACAAGCCATCTTTTCGCCTCTCGGATGGCATCTGGAAAAGAGGTCCGACCAGATCACCACGATTTAAGTATGATAAAATTAATCCAAACATTAATAATATTATACCAACGAAAGAAAAAAGAATAAATCCGGAGTAAATCCTCTTATAGTCGATATTTTCTAAGAGAATCTTTATTTCTAGAGGAATAAAATCGCCAAATATCGACAAAGAAATAAAAAGAGCGATAAATATACTAATTAATACTGCCAGATAATTCAGAGATCGTCGAAAAATATTCATTTCAATTCCTCAATGGATGGATTGGCTTCCAAGAAGCGAATATTACATAAAATCAAAGGTTGTAAATTACCAATCCGTTAGTCTCCCTTTCCAACCTTCCTGTCATACGCCCAGCAGGCAGTGTTTCGGGCTGCGCTGGATCTTCACGGTCTTGGCCTGGCCGCCGCGCAGCACCAGGTCCTCAGGGGCTTGTTTCAACGCAGTTGACCATCCGCCTTCATAAAAATCGCTTTCCTGGAACACCTTGTTCAAGGCCGGGTGTTTGCCGGTTGGAACAGCCAGGAACGGACCGACGCCCGCGCTTGCTGCCGGCAGCAGGCCGAGGCCGACCAGCGCCAGGCGTTCGCGCGCGCCGTTGATATCGAACAGCCCGCCGGTGCCCTTTTCGAATTCCAGTAGCACGCCGCCAACGGTCAGCCGCTCGCCGTTTCGATGCGCATCGAGCGGAGCGGCCAGAAGGTGCTCCAGGCACTCCTGCCACTTCTCGACCTGTTCGGTGAATTCGCTCGCCAGGGCAGCGCGCAGGTGATTGGCCAGGCGTTCCTGGTCACTCACTTCAAGGCCGATCTCTTCCAACGCATCCTGGCCAACCACCAATTCGGCTGCTGCCAGCAAGGTGCCGTAGGTATCCATGGCGCGGGCATCGCAGCCTGCCATGTGCAGTGTCGTTTTCCAGTCCGGCAGGATCCGCTGCCCGAATTCGGTCCACCCATCCATAATCTGGCGCAGGATCATCCGCCCATCTGTGTCGTGCACGACAGGTTCCTTGCCCTGTTTGCGCTCCAGCTTCTTCAGGTTCAGGATTGCCATGCGGGTCTTGTCCTGGACGCCCATGGGCGGGGGGATGATCGCCGAGAACATGAAGCAGTTGCGCGCCTGGAAGGTGGTTCCTTCATGGTTTGCCCCACCGCGCGACATGCGCCCGCCCGAGGACGCCAAGCGTGCCAGCTCGATGACGGCCATCGCCTTGGACGAGCCTTTCTTTGCCTCCAGCTCATCGACGGTCACTGCCAGGCTGTCCTGTTTCACATGCTGGTAGATGCCGGCCGCTGTGGTATCGACTAGGGCGAACAGCGATCTATTCAGGATTGCCTGGGTGATCTTGTGCAACGTCGATTTGCCGACACCTGCGCCGCCCGTCGTGAAGATCGCCGGGCGCCAGGCCAGCGCACCGCCCATATAGGCGCAGATCAGCCAGCCCAGGAACAGAACCGGATCCAGATACGGCCGCTCCCAGTTCCAGGTCCTCAGCGTCTGCAGGATCTCGACCGCCGGGCTTTCCTCTGCCGCCACCGGGCTTTCCCAGGGTCGGTCCACGTCCGGCGCGCGGGTGTAAAGATAACCGCCAAGCTCGCCCGGCTCGGCCGCCTGCAGCTCGCCCTTGTCGTCCACCATCCAGAGATATTCGCCGGAGTTCCAAACGTATCGGCCATTTTCTGCCAGCCAGCCGCCTCGACCGCGCACAGCCCGCTCCGGATCAAACAGGCCGCGCCGCTTGCCTTCGTTCACCAGGCAGATCATCGCCTTGTCGCGTTCGACACGATCAACGATATGCACGGTGATTTCGTTGCCGTCGTCGTCTTCCGTCTTGATTTTCTTGAAGGCGGGCCAGGCCCAGTAGAGGTAATTCACATAAGGGGCAAAGAGGCTCGCCAGCGTGCCGAGCGTGCATTTCTCGGCTTCCACCGCGTGCAGCTGCCCCGTGGCACTGACAATGAAGATCGTGTTGCCGTCGTGGCCCAGCACCTTCACCGGGCAGTCCGGAGGCATGTTGTCCCAGGGGGCGCCCATCCACTTGCCTGGGCGGATCCCGTTGCGTTCAACATTCGGATCGGGATCCGCGAAGCTCGCCCGTTCCTCTAGCCGCCGCTGCGCATCCTTGAAATGTGCCTGGATCGCGGCGATCCCCGTTTGCGTCTTCCGTGCCATTCCCAATTCCGAAGTCAAAAAAAGCCGGGCACGAAATACAAGGGCCCGGCAAGGAAGCTGCGGCGTTTGATGAAACCGCAGCCAGGGGACACCCCGGCCGACAGTCCGGGGCGAACGGGATCAGCGGCCTGTAAGTTTCCGGGCCACTTCTGTCAGGGCGAAGGGTTCATCCGCCAGCTCAAGCGTGGTTTCGTCCAGCGCCACCTTGCGCCGCCGGCGTTCCGGCGCCGGAGCTGCGGCCGCCTCTAGGGCCGACTGGTAGTGGTTGGCCTGCAACAGCACACTGCGGAAGGTTTCCACCAGGAACAGCGCCAGAAGCTTTTCGCCATCGAACGGATCGCGCACCAGCTCCAGGTGCTTCAGCATGGCGGCCGCCGGACAGGCCGGGCTCTTGCGCACCAGGAAGCTGACTGAGGCGCATTGTTGCAGGGTCAGGCACGGCGCGTCCTGGTCATCCGCCAGAGCACGGGCCGCCGAACGCTGCGCCCGAAAACCGGCCCATACGGAGAGGTCCTGGGTCAAGGGCTCGGGCGCTGCTTCACTCGCCTCGCCGCCCTCACCTTCCCCGGCTGCGGCCGTTTCTTGCCGCAGGTCTTGATCTTTCTGTTTTGCATCTTCCTTCCTCGCCACGTCAGTAACCCTTTCCGAGATCGGCAAAATCGCTGCCGACATGCGACAGCATCAGGTCCAGAGGCTTGCCGTGGGCCTCAAGCTTGGTGATCGCGTTGCGCAGCTGCGCTTCCGCCTGCGGATTGTTCCAGTCGTTTTCGCCGGCGATGATCACGCAGGAGACGAACGGGAAATTCACCGGCGCATCGCCGATGCCGTTGATGGACCCGCACGCCCAGACACGCGCCTGGGGGATGCCGCGCGCCAGGTGCAGGCAGGTTTCGCGGCCTTCGCCGAGGATCAGCGGGTGCGGTTCGGTCGAGTGCTCCGGCGGCTTGCCTTCCGGCCCGTGGGAAATCCGCATCACGGCGCCCTTGTTCGGGCATTTCATCAGCCGGCTGGAACGCGGCCGGCCCTTGCTGTCCAGCGGCAGCTGCGCCTTATGCGGCTTGAGCGGATCCAGGAAGGTCACATGGTGGTCGGCAAAGATACCGTTCCACCAGCGCATGGCGCTGACAATGGCCGGAAAGCGCGGCCCGTCCTTCACCTTGCGGAAAAAGCCTTTCGGGTCGCGTGTCCACTCGGCCAGCGTCCAGTATTCAACGTCGGGCAGATAGCGGAAGGTTGTTTTGTCCAGGGCGGTGATCCCGTCCAGATCGATCCCGCGTATCTCGATGTCGAACCGCCGGGCGTGGATCTCGGCCGGGCTGCCGGCCCCATAGAGCGCACCGGACAGGAACAGCTTTTCCGCGTCCTTGCGCTTTTTCGCTTCCTTGGCCTTGGCCTTGTCATCCTCCTGCGCCTGGCGCTGCACGGCGCGGCGCTGACTCTCCCGGCGTTCGTCCGCACTCATCCGCTGCAGGCCGACAAAATCCTTTGCCATCGCCATCGCCTGGCGGAAGTCACACCCGTGGATGTATTCGACCAGGCCCAGCACATCGCCCTTGTCGCCGGAGCGGTAGCACTTCCAGGAACCGACCGCCCCGGTGAAATAGACATGCATTTCCGCCGTCTGGCCGGGCTTGTCCTTCACCGGGTTGCTGCAGTTCCAGGTCCGGCCGTTGCGCCGGCCGTCCGGCACCAGCCAGCGGCAGACATCCTCCAGCCTGTCACACAGCAACTGCTTGACCAGCTCGACTTCGGCGCGATCGCTTCGGTCAGTCTTGAAATATTGACCAGTCATGCACTACTCCCAGTGGTTGAGAACGCGCACGAAACATCTACTAACGAGGGGGAAAGATGGAAAAAGATCGAGACTGGGTTGTGCCGGTGGCTGCCGCAGCTTTCGGAGCCATTTTCATGGGTATGATTTTCACTTTCCTCAGAGCAGAAGATTTGCTTCTGACCGAGCGCGGTATCGCCTTGGTTACATGGCTGACTTTTGGCGTAACCACCTGTGCACTCATTGCGGCCTTTGCCGGGGTGATCTACGCCATCCAACAGGCCCGCATCGCACAACAACAAGCACTTGAAGCCCAAAGAATGGGTCTCAAAAATGATGTTGGACTTCTTGTCGACTTTCTCAAGAGTTTCACTGCAGACTTCAATGCCACAAATAGCATTGCAAAAATGGTACTTAGCGAAACAACAGAACTTGCCGAATTGTCCTACAGGATCGCTAACACTGATGACTGGACAACACTTGGCAAAGTCAACCAACTTCCGAAAAACATCTCGAAAGCTTTTATCCAAGACCTGATTTCTTACTTGGAAGCACATCGGATAATCATCAAAAATGCAATACAATTTGTGGAAGTAGGAGAGGTCGATTTGGATGAGGCTCTGGATTACCAGGTAGTACTGAAGAGCAAACATCTTCGAATAGCAGAATGCTGCGTGAACACGCTCACGGAACTTTCGACGAAAGCTATGAAACTTGAGGACGACGCGAAGCATTGCCCCCCCCCTCCTCCGCCAGCGTCTGCAGGCGTTGCTTGATCTTGAAATTCAGCGTGTCGGCCTTGATCCGCGCCACGTCCAGGTCATTGGTGTTGTCGTGGATCGCCTCGGCCAGAACGTCCGCCAGAACGTAGATCACCACCTTGTTGGGCAGGTTCGCGGTCAGAAGATTGAAGGCAGCATAGACCACCGTTTCCTGTTTGTCGGTCACTGTGATCATGTCTCCACCCCACGCATGAAAATGAGGATCCTGTCGGCGCTGCGCAGGGCCAGCTGTTTGTGCACTATGTTGACGACGTTGGCGCTAACCTTCCTTGCGTCTCGATAGTAGCGCCATACCTCTCGGCCATGACATGCAGAGTGTTGGCGACCTGGTACACGTTGACGAGCGCAAAACCCGCCAATGGTTGTCGATCCAGCTTGATTTCGAGAATGCCTATGGACTACCTCCATGGGTTGAAGACTTTGGATCAGTGCATGCGTTTGGGGGATAGAATGAAAGAAGATCGAAGCTGGGTCGCACCGCTGATCTTTTGCACATTCGGCGGTGTCGTTATTGCCGCGATATTCTTGTTTTTGCGGCAGCAGGAACTGATGCTGACTGAGCGCGGCACAGCTATGGCAGCATGGCTCACGCTCGTCGTAACAGCACTTGCCTTCATCGCAGCCTTGAGCGCGTTTTTTGTTGCCATGAAGCAGATGCGCGACGGACAAGCTCAGAAAAATATTTCGATAGTGAATGAGATTAAAGATCGCCTTGAAAGACTTGAAATCGCGAGAGAAACAATACTGAAAACCAGATACATTGGATCTACGATAAAAAATGTAATAGATGGAAAAATAGATACAAAAAATATCACAGAAAAACTTAAAGACTACTCTAAAACAACTCATCTCAATGCGGTTAATATATACACAAAAGACTATTACGGCGATTTGGAAATGGAAAAAAATAATATAAGACACAGAATCATTATTCAAAATACATCGAATAATTTCCACTTTATTGCAGATACAATTGAGAGAACTGGAAAACTTCCGAGTAATCTTAGAAACGTATTCGATATTTCGTTCGAACAATTCAAAGATATCGAGAAGGAATTCAGTCTCGGAATTGAGAAACGAGAAAAAGACCTTCGAACAGAACTCAGGGAGCGGGTCGGTTTTATCTGACCAAACAATCGCCCCTAAAGCCTTCCCATGCTTGTTTCGGCCAGCTTCAAAAAGATAGTCCTGGACGTCATCGCGCAGGTTTTCGATTGCGTTCGCAGCAAGCGAAACGGTGGTAGGCGTCACGCCAGCGGCATAGACCACCGTTTCCTGTGCGTCGGTCAGTGCGATCACGTCCCTACCCCAAGCATGAACATGAGGATCCTTTGGGCGCTGCCGAGAGCCAGCTGTTTGTGCTTTGTGCCCACAGACGTTCGTGTTGGCCGCCTGACGCACGTTGGCAGGCGTTAGGTCTTCCAGCACTTGTCGTTCTTGCTTGATTTCCGGCCTATCCATGGAATACCTCCATGGGTTGAAGATTGGGGATCAGGGCAAGCGTTTGGGGGATGGAATGGCAGAGGAAAAGAGCTGGATCGCGCCGGCGGCGTTTTGCACGTTTGGTGGCATTTTCCTTGTGGCGACTTTTTCGTTCTTGAAGTTGGAAGGCTTGCTGTTCACAGAACGTGGGGCGGCATTGGTGGCGTGGCTGACGCTTATCACCACTATGCTCGCCTTTACTTCGGCGTTGTCTGCACTGTTCATAGCTTTGCGTCAGATGAGAGACGGACAAACACAAGCCGAAATAGCGATGATAGAGAATTTTCACAAAAGACTTGATCGCATCACAAAATACAAAAATTCTGCATTCTACTTCCAACAACGAAGAAACGATTACCTTCCAAAAAAAATAAATGAGGCCACATACGGAGAAATAATAAGAATACCCGAAAATTATTCGAAATTTCTCGACGAAGTAGAAGACATTTTTTTCGAAGATCATTTCGGAGATATTTTCGAAGAACGAATGACGATTTACCCAATTGCACAGGGAATACAGAAGATATTTGCACTCTTTGATGCAATGAAGATACATAAGACGGGAAATCCGGAACTTTTCAAGAATTGCATAAAAGAAGTATTTGATCAATACGATAGTATTCTTGATAGTATTTTTTATGTACAGTCTCACGCAGTAAAGCGAGAAGCTAAAATACGAGGAAAGCTTAGCGAAATTAAGCATAGACATATGGCTTAGCGACAGCATTCCTAAAGCCCTCCTATGGCTGTTTCGACCAGTTGAAAAAGGGGATCGTCGTCGGGCTCGCAGGCGTCTTCGACCCGGCCCATGGCCAGGGAAACGGCGGCATTGGTCAGGCCGGCGGCGGCCGCCAGCTGCGCCTGGGGAATGCCGCAATAGGCATGGGCCACGTAAAGCGCCCGGCCGCGCAGATCGGCGGCCCGCTTCCACACGGGATCGAAGGTCGCCCGGCGGCCCGGGTCCGAGGCCAGAACCTCGGCCACCGGCACGCCCTCGGCCTGGCAGACCAAGCCCAGGCACAGCCGATAGACCAGCAAGGGAAATTTGGGAGGTTCGCCCTTTTCAAACCGGGCAAGGGCGGTCTTGAGCTTGGCGACAGTGTCGCGGCGCGGGTCATATTCCCGCTTTATGATCCTGTAGTAATGGCTCTGATTGACACCAGCGAGCGCGGCAAGTTTGTTTGCGGAAAGCCCGAGATGCCGCCGCCGCCGTTCGATTTGCCAGACCTCATCCGTCATTCGGCTTCGCCCCCGCTTGTGCGGCCTGGGAAGCCTCGGCAATGTGCTTTTTCATCAGGTGCAGGGTTGCCGGCAAAGCGCCCTGCCCCACGGTCACGGAAAAGACCCGTGTCTCCTCGCAGTAGCGCACCCGGCGGAAGGTCACCCCCTTCCAACCGTAATAACCGGCCTGGCCGTTCACATCGTCGAGCACGGATTTATAGAACTTGGCCGGCTCGCCCTCTTGCGGCAGCAGATCCGACACGGTGACCTCGGTTGCGAAGTCAGACAGAGGAGCAAGGGCGGCACTCATGCAGCGCTCTCCTGAAGTTCCTCATATGCCTTCAGGAGCCTGTCTGCAGATATGTCCACCGCTTCCTTAATCAGAAGGAGGTTTCGTGCAGACGGGAATTTCCAGCCATAGATCCACGACTTGTACGGGCTCAGTTTGCACCCGATCCTGTCGCACATCTCCTGCATCGTGAGATTGTTATTCTTGCGGTATTCTTCGAGTGGATGCATGCAAGCTGGCCTCCGTGGAGTGATTTGCGGCTTGCATTTTGTTACCTATGGTGACAGTTTATCAACTGCGAATGTCACCATTAGTAACGTTTTCAACAGGCGAGAGTTTGTATGCTGTGTCTCGCAATGACCGATTACCCTCACAAAAACGCGCGCCATCCCGTCTACATTTTCGAGTGGCGGAAACAGCGCGGCTTCACCGCAGAGAAGCTTGCGGTAGAGGCGGGCATGACCCGCACCTTGCTCTCCCAACTGGAGACAGGGACGAAGCGTGTGAACATCGATCACTTGATTGCCCTGGCGAAGGTATTGGATTGCCACCCGAGCGACTTACTCCGGTCGCCCGAGGACAAATTCAATTCCCTAAGCCTGCTGTTCGAACACATTCCGACAGACCAGCAAGACAAGGCGCTAAAGCTCCTGTCCGCCTTCAGGGACGAACCCTCCGAGCGCACTTAAGAAACCCACACGGGTTTTTCAGCCGCTAGCACTTAATCAATCCACGTGTGTTTTCAGGGTGCCCGCACTTAACAAACCCGTGTGGGTTTTCGGTCGAACGCACTTAATAAATCCACGTGGGTTTCAGAAAAGGCCCACTTAATTAACCCACGTGGGAACAGCGACAGCCCGCACTTAAAAAAACAACGTGGGTTTCCAGCCGGTCCCGGCTCGAAAATATCACATATTGCCATAATCCCATTTTGCCGGTTCGTTTGTTTTCAAACCTTTAGGGATTTTGAGCACGAATATTTATACCAATACGTGACATTTTTCATTTCGATACCGTAATTAAGTGTCACCTATAGTAACATTTTCGCTTGACAGAAAATGCCACCTATAGTGACAATGCGCCCGTCACCAACTCGACGGGAGAATGGCATCATGCCAAGCACACTTCAGGCCACCAACACCAGAGATCTGGTGATCGGCCTTGCCGAGCTGGCGGAAGTATTGGGCATCACGCCGGAAAATCTGAAACGCACCTGGCTCAAGCTGCACCAGAAGCACGCCATGCCGCGCAAGCATGCCGCTGGCTGGCTGTGGCCGCGCGGGGCCATCAACATCTGGCTGACCAGCCAGGCCGCCGTCAGCGCCGTTCCCGGCAATGACAACGCCGGCGAAACCCCGGCCGACCTGCACCCGCAGCGGGTCGCCGAACAGCGCGCCGCCCTGCACAAGAGCCTGGGGGTGACGTCATGACCCCGAAGATGCGCACAGCCATCAAGGCCGCAATGGCCGCGCCGCACAACGCGGCAGCAGCTACCACTCCCACGCACCTGACACCGTCCGCGCGCGAGCTGCTGCTGGCGCTGGCCGGCAACTCCTGCGCCTGGCGCGGCCGCGGCTGCTGGAGCCCCAAGGGCCACGCGAAATCCTACAAGCTCAATTCCGGCGAAGCGCTTATCCGCCGGGGCCTGGCGCAGGAAGTTTCGGGCAAGGGCACAACCCGCCTGCAGCTGACCGGCGCGGGCGAATGGCTTGCCAAGGAAACCAAGGCCGGCCAGCGCGAAAGGAAGCGGGTATGACCAGGCAGCAATCCCTCATGTTCCAGCTGGCCCAGGCACAGCTGCGGGCGGAACTGAACGACATGGACTTTCCCAAGGACGTGCGCGACCAGACCAACCCGCAACTGGCCGAGGCCAACCACCACCTGCGCGCCGCCAAGGCCGCCTATGGCCGCGTGGCCCAGATCCACCGCGACAACGAGGCCAAGCGGCTGACGTTGCAGGGCGGCCGGGCATGAGCGCCGCCGGCGATTTCTTCGGATCGATCGATCCGGACAGGCTGATGCTGGCAGCCATGGTCGTGGTCGCCGCCCTCTCCATGGTGTTCGGCTGCCTCATGGCCGCCTGCATCTGGGCACTGCGCGGCCTGCACAAGGACCACGACACCATCCAGGAACCGGACCCGTTCTTCGCGCCCGGCTCTCACAACGGCTTGCGCGTTGGCCCCATCCCGGCGCGTACCCGGTCAAGTGAAACATCACGGCCGGGGCCCTTTCAATAACAACAAAATCTCAGGCCACCGGACGCCCCCCCACATTGCGTCCGGCCCGGCCCAACTCCACCGGGACCGCCCGCCACTGGTTCCGGTGTTTTCATGTCAACCTGGGCGGCCTTTGTACCGAGTGGCCGCCCGCAACTTTTGGAGTAACGCTATGACTGACAACTACGGCATCTTTTCGCCGTTGGAGATCCACACTCTCCTGTTCGGCTACGCCCTCGCAAGACCGAGAATACAACTCGGCGAGCATCTGACTGCAAGCGTTGCCCGCGAAGCAGCCTTGAAACACCTCGAAAAGGAAGGCCTGATTGACGAGAACTGGCGGACAACCGAGAGAGGCGACAAACTCGTGCACATGCTTTGCACGACGCCGGCCCCAGTCGCCATCTGGTCGGATCCGCGCAGCATGGAAAGCCGCACCGGGATAGCACCCACGCCTATCCAGATAGTCACTCTGCAGGAGGGCCAGGCCAATGAAGCGTAAGATCTCCATTCCCTACGTGAACTGGCGCGACGGCCGTCCCCGGTTCGACCCCGGTGCGAACCTGCGCGCGCTCGGCTTTTCCGGCACGGACCTGCGCCACCCCGATGGCAACAAGATCACCCCGGCCGAGCTGCAGCCCGGCTCCAAGAACCGGGGCGACTGGTTCGGCCCGGGCGAAGCCATGGACTGGTCGGCCGCCTTTGCCAAGCGCCTGGCTATCCTGCAGAAGGAACAGGCGGCCAGCGAACCGCGCCCGGCGCAAATCAAGACACCTGGTGTTTCCCGGCCGTCCCGGGCAACGGCCCCACGCAATTCCTATCCGCTCAGCCGCTTGAACGAGGACTGGCAGCGCTCGAGCGAGTTCAAGGATCTGGTCGCCGGCACCCGGCGCGACTACGCCAACAAGATGAACGCGATTGCCGAAACCGCGCCCGATGTCTGGGCCAGCGAGATCGATGCGCTTGACCGCGTCATCGTCAAGAGCGTTTACCGGCTGGCGCGCGACCGGCGCGGCAACGCCATGGCCCGCTCGATGATCCGGATCCTGTCATCCGCCATCACCTGGGGCCTGGACGAAGGCAAGTTCCGGATCCGGGAAACCAACCCCTGCCTGAAACTGAAAATGAAATCGCTGGATCCGCGCGTCCGCTTCGCCTCCCGGCAGGAGCTGGAAACCCTGGTCAAGGTGGCCGACCTGGTCAGCCGGCCGGACATGGGCGACAGCTTCATTGCCGCCGTGTGGTCCGGACAGCGCCAGGGCGACAGGCTGGCCCTGCAGGTGCGCGGCCAGGTCAAGGATCGGCTGATCTGCAAGCAGTCCAAGACCGGTGCCATCGTCAACATGCAGATTGCGCCGGAGTTCCAGCGCCGGCGCACGGCCGGGCAGATCCGCCGGCAGGAGGCCGGGGTGGTCAGCAATCAGTTGATCCTGTTCGAAAACACCTGGCAGCCATTCAACCAGAACACCTACCGCCATTTCTTCAACGACATCAGCCGCGTTGCGGTGGGCGGTCTTTGGCAGCTGCCGGACGGCGGCCTGCGTTGCCCGGTCAATGAGGGCTTCAAGTATCTGAAGCACGTCACCATCGGCCCCGTTCAGGGCACCTGCCTGGTGCAGCCTTGCCGCTCGCTCGAGGACTTCCAGGAAATGGATTTCCGCGACACGGCCGTGACCTGGCTGGCCCTGGCCGAGGCGACCATCCCGGAGATCTGCGCGGTCACCGGCCATTCGGTCCAGTCCGCCACCCAGGTGCTGCACCACTACCTGGCGATGCATCCGGACATGGCCGACAGCGCCATCGCGAAAATGGTTGCATGGTTCGAAAAGGACGGTGAAACGGACATAGGCCTATGACAATGATGAGCATCGACACCCCTTTTCCCGTGGGGTAAAACCTGCCTATAACTGTCGCAATGACGCCGAATGAAAGATTGAAAGCAGCCCGCAAGAAAGCGGGCTACCGATCTGCCTCCGCAGCCGCAAAGGACATGGGCATTGCGGTGTCAACCTATATCGCGCACGAAAATGGCCAGAACCCGCTCAGCCTGCAAAGCGCGACCATTTACAGTATGCAGTTTTCGGTTTCCCCGGCATGGCTTCTGACTGGGGAAGGCAACGCGTCCACCCAGGTCGAGGCGGAAACGGCCGAGGCCATGCTTCAGCGCCTTCCTGGGATCGAGGATCCGGAGGCGTACTTGCAGGCATACCGCATCGCGCGCGATGCAGAATACAGCGCACTTAGTGGCCGTGGCGACAAGGAAGTCTTCGCCGAAGTGGTCAGTCTAATCTACAAGATGATCCTGAAAGGCCGTGCCGAATAGAAATACAACCGCGACTAGACCAGCGGTATCACGCCCATTTCACAACCTAGCGTTAGATTTTTCACTTTCGGCAATTCTGGATATTTTTCTTCCCATGACTTTGAAAAACGGAACTAAAGAGGACCTCTTCAAAAGTCTTTTTGAAGGCAGCGCTGCTCTATCTCTGGACGAGCAGGTGCGCAATATCCTGCAGGTCTGCGAACGCCACGACGTTATGACGTTCGCAAAAATGGTCTGCCTGAAACGTTCAGGCCACCAGGAGATCCTGCTGATGCACCCTCACGAGGCACAATGCTTCATTGATGACATTGACCTGGTCCTGACAGCGATCATGTCGCAGCAGCTTTTGAAGCAATGACCGAGGGTGTGTTCACACTCGACGTGTCGGCTGTCGACAGCGGCTTCGCCAACGACGAGGCCCGGCAGTTGATCGAATGCTGGCGGCGGTCAAACGGGCTGCTGAATGACAGTCTCCTGCCTCTGTCGCGGAGACTGATCATGCTCAACGGGAATTACAATCAGCACGATGCACCGGAGATCCTGTTTGCCGGCAACGACGCCCTGGCCAGCCGCATCCTGGGAGACGGCTGGGCCAGACACCCGGAAACGGGCACGATGGACACTGACTATCGCTGTCTGATCAGCGAGGCCTACCGGGTGGCCATCCTGCAGCGCCGCCCGGTGTTCGACCTGGTGTCAACGACGCTGCACGCACAGGGCCGGTCCATTCATTTGCGCTACCACCGGGTTATTGTGCCTCTTGAGACGATGCAGGGAGCGCCTTTTCTAGGCTGCTATTCTTTTCCAGCCGGAACGGATCTGCCAGTTGCTCCTGGGAAACCAGACGGTGTATGCCTTCCACGCCAACAGCAACGAAAACGAGGTCAAGCAGGTCCTTTTGTAGCGGCGGATTTTCCCAGTCATGCGCGTGCCTGACACGGATTGTATAGCCCCAGTTCAGATCGTATCCCGCATCAATCATTGGCGGCCGCATGTAGCCGTAGATTAGCGACGGTCGCCACAGAAACCAAACGGACAGAATCAGAGTCCTCTGGACTAGGCCGAGCAGGTTCCGTCCCCGATGGCTCTTGCGTACGGCCCCCTCGCCGATATAGGCGAACGATCCCGTATAGCGAGCAGCGAAGTTGCAGGCATGCGGCGCCAGCTTTGCCGGCTGGCCGTCTTCGCCGGGAAACGACCGCGTCCAGAATTCGTGCATGAAGCGCTGCAAGCTCCAGCCGGAAATATCATCGAACCGGCTGGCGCACGTCGCTACGCATTTGCCGTTTTCGTCAAAAGCCCCGATCCAGTGAACCCGGCCGGGTGGCAGCGTATTGATGGATTTTCTCAGATGCTCACCGACACTGGTCTTGCCACACTCGGTCTCCGCCTTGGCAAGCTGATCGACGTCTTGTGACATCCTGACTTCCGCGACACCGCATTGCCTGATCTGCCGCTCCAGCGAGGTTATTGCCCCAGCCATGCGGAGGACATCGATGCTCCCGTCTTCCATTTCAAGTTCCCTAATGCAAATCCGGTTGCAGTGTAGCTATTTTTGCCGATACCGCATGCCCTGATTGCGATTTACATTTCAGATGTTAAATTGACATAATTAATGTTAATTGCAGATTTCAATCAGCCGGGGAGGCAGATAGAATATGGGAGTTTCTCAAGCGCCGCCACACATCGCCGACCGGCACCTCGAGGTGGCGCAGGATCTGGCCAGACTGGTCCGGATTATCACCGAGACAGCCGAACAGGATGATTGGAACGACGCCCGCCAGGGGCTCCTGAGATTGTCACGTCAAATAGAACAGAAGCTTGCAGACGCCCGGGAGGCTATCGATGCCGTGTGA